TTGTGGGACTGCTGTAGGCAAACGTAGAGCCTCTCAGTTAGCCTCTAGAGACAATTTAAGCGTGTCTACGATAAAAAGGATGTACAGCTTCCTTTCTAGGCATTTGAGCGACCTAGACGCATCTAAGAGCTATTCTGATGGGTGTGGTAAGCTTATGTACGATGCTTGGGGAGGTAAGTCAGCTTTATCTTGGAGTAAATCTAAACTTAAATCAATAGGAGAGATAGAATGAAAAAAGAACCTACACTTAGCAGAAGTTCCCCTAAAAGTAGTAAAAGAGGATGTCTTTGTAAAAACGGAAGAACCTACTCAACTGAATGTTGCGATGGAAGTCTAGCGGCTCAGGGCATTGGTAATATAACTAAAGCATCTATTACTAGATACTATACTGTGACTAATTGCAATGGGGGAACTAAGCACATCCATACACACGATTTAGATTTAACTGTTGGTAATGTTTACCATCTAACTTTCGTTCACCATAACCATACAGATTGCTATACAATAACAGCAACTCGTGCATCAGGGCATTTTGAGATAACTTCAGCAACAGCATACAATAACTGTGTGGCTTGTGAAGCTGCAAATCCTTAATACTGAAAATCTAACACCTAATAACAATATTGTTACTTTATTATAAATAAAAATAAAATGGAGGGTATAAAAGCAACTACAATTTTGAATGACATTTTACAGAAGTTGTCTTTACTCACTAATGCAGAAGAACTTTCAGAAGACGTACTAGAACAAGAGGTACAAGAAGAGGTTATAGAAGCTGCTAGTGATGAGGCATCTACTGAAGAAGTAAAAGAAGAATCTACTGAACTTGAGGAAGCTGTTGAAGCACTTGAGCCTGTAGAAGAAGAAACACAACTTATGGATGGTTATGTTACAGATGAAGAGTTTGCATCTTCTATATCGGCTCTAAGAGCTGAATTAGATGCTTTAAAAGGTATGCTTGATGGAGAGTTATCTCTATACAAGTCTCAAAAGGAAGAATTATCTAAGGAATTAGAAAAACTTTCTGCTGAACCTGCTGCTGAACCTATTAAGCATAGTCCTGAGAATGAATTAGAGTCTAAAGCTAATTTTAGCAGACCTAATAGCAATAGAGCTATCGGAACAATGGATAGAGTTATGGCAAGATTAAATAATAAATAAGAATTAAAATAAACAAAAAGAAAGATGAGTACAACAATCACAACAAGTAATGACGTATTAAGAGCAAGGTCTTCTCAAGTACTTTTGACTGACTCTGCTAGCATATACGCAAATCAAGCCGGTGAAGAAATTAACATTGCAACTGATGCAAAAGTTATCACTCTTCCTGCAATCGATGCTAATAACATCGGGATGGAATTGACTATCCGTAACACCGGAGCTGATGCAAACAACATTGTAACAATTTCACCTGCTGCTGCTGATAGTATTAGCGGTTCAATCGCTCTTGCTGCTTCTGTATTTAGCGCAAGTGGTGTTGCAAACAAAGACCTAGTAAATACTAAGGCTACTGCAATCTCAGGAGACTTTGTAACGCTTAAAGCTGTTTCTGTAAACAAATGGTTTATCACAGCAGGTATCGGAATTTGGGCATCTGAAGCATAATTATTAATAATAAAAAATAAACAAAATGGCTACAACTACTTCAATAACAACTACTTATGCAGGTGAATTTGCAGGAAAATATGTTTCTGCTGCACTTTTAAGTGGTTCAACTTTGGCTAACGATATTATTACCGTTAAGCCTAATGTAAAATTCAAGGAAGTGATGAAAAAAGTATCTAGTGATGACATCGTAAAAGATGCCACTTGCGACTTTGATTCAACTTCAACTCTTACACTAAGTGAAAGAATTCTTCAGCCTGAAGAGTTTCAAGTAAACTTACAACTTTGTAAGAAAGACTTCGTATCTGACTGGGAAGCAATTTCTATGGGATATTCAGCTTTTTCTGACCTACCTTCTAGCTTTAGTGACTTTTTAATCGGTCACGTTGCAGGTAAAGTTGCACAAAAAATAGAAACAAACATTTGGCAAGGTGTTAATGCAACAGCAGGTCAATTCGATGGCTTCGAAGTTACTCTAGGAGCTGATGGAGATGTTGTTGATGTTGCTGCTGTCGGTGGTGGCGTAACTGCTGCAAACGTAGTTGCTCAAATGGGAGCTACAATAGATGCTATTCCAAGTTCTGTTTACGGAGCTGAAGATTTAACTGTCTATGTTTCTCCTAATGTATATAGAGCTTATGTAAGAGCTTTAGGTGGATTCGCTACTAACATTGGCGGAGCAGGTACAGACGATAAAGGAACACAATGGTTTAACGGAGGTGGACTTACTTTTGATGGAATTACTGTTGCACTAGCGCAAGGTATGAGTGCCAACAAAATGGTTGCTGCTGAAAAGTCTAACTTGTTCTTTGGAACTGGATTGATTTCAGACCAAAACGAAGTAAAAGTTATCGATATGGCTGAGATTGATGGAAGTCAAAATGTGAGAGTTGTAATGAGATTTACAGCAGGAATTCAGCACGCTATTGGTTCAGACGTTGTTCTTTACTCGTAATAAATAAACTAACTAATCAAAGAGGGTAGGTAAGCCAATAGCCTACTTACCCTTTTTTAATACCAAAAAACTATGGCTTGCGATTTAACAGGAGGAAGATTAAGACCTTGTAAAGACGTTGTTGGTGGAATAAGACAGATTCATTTTGTAAATTATGGAGATTTAGGTACTGTAACAGTAGCTGATGACCAAATTACAGATGCTTCCGGAACTTTCACATATTACACTTACGATGTCAAAGGGAATTCTTCTCTAGAAACAAACATTACCTCGTCTATTGACAACGGTACAACTTACTTTGAGCAGGTAGTGAATTTAACATTCCCTAAACTAACAAAGGAAGATAACAAAGAATTAAAACTAATGGCTTACGGAAGACCTCACGTTTTCGTTGAAACTTATAACGGAGATGTAATGTGCGTAGGACTAGAGAATGGAGCTGACGTTACCGCAGGTACAGCAGTTACGGGAGCAGCAATGGGAGACCTTAACGGTTACACATTGACTCTAACAGCTAATGAAATAGCTATGCCAAACTTCGTCCTTGCTCCAACAAATGCTAATCCATTTGCAGGATTGCCTAGTGCTACAGAGACAGCAGGTGCTCAAAGAGACCCGGGTTAATATTCAGTTACTTAAATGAAGAGAGAGGGCAATTCGCCCTCTTTTTTTTGCTTATATCTGAAACACTTTAGTGTCTTTTTGTTACTTTAGTATGGAGATTTTAACAACATCAACAGCTAATCAGGCGATAAGGATAATACCTCGTGCCGATGCAACTAATCCAACTTTATCTTTAACAGATAAGTCTACTAGGAAAACAATAGCTGTAACTGTTACTAAAACAACAGACGAAGATTTTATGGTCTTAACAGGTTCTTTTGCCTTAATAGAAGGGAATCAATATTCCTTTGTAGTTAAAAATGGAACTGCCGAATTATATAGAGGTATGATATTCTGTACTGACCAAACTGATTTAGATAAGTATTTTGTCAATCAAGGAGAATACACATCTGAAGACAGTTATGATAATGAGTTTGTAATCATATAATGAATAAAATATTAAAAGTGGCTAAAAATAGAAAAGTAAGTTTAGCAGTAGATAAGGTAAAGCAATCGATTCACGTCTTGAATTTATCATCTTACACAAAACCTGAAGTAAACGAATCAACTCGTTATGATTGGGTAGAATACGGAGATGACAACGACTATTTCTCTTACCTTATTGGTAGATATAATGGTTCGCCTACAAACAATGCCGCTATTAATGGAATAGCTGAAATGATTTACGGTAAAGGATTAGAGGCTACTGATAGTACTGAGAATTCAAAGGACTACGAGGAAATGAAGTCGTTGTTTAAGAAAGATGTTATAAAGAAAATATCTTACGACTATAAAATGATGGGTCAAGCTGCTTTGCAGATAATCTACAGTAAAGACAGAAATAAGATTGTTCAGGTAGAACATATGCCAGTTGAGACTATTAGAGCTGAGAAAGCTAATTCTGAAGGAGAAATAGAAGGATATTATTATTCTTCTGACTGGTCAGAGATAAATAGTAAGAGTAAGCCTAAGAGAATATCGGCATTTGGTAAAAGTAAAGATGGAATAGAGATTCTATATATCAGACCTTATAGAGCAGGATTTTATTACTACTCTCCGGTAGATTATCAAGGGGGTTTACAATACGCTGAATTAGAAGAAGAGATTGCAAACTACCATATAAATAATATTCAGAATGGACTGCAACCTTCAATGCTTATTAACTTCAATAATGGAGTTCCTGATAAAGAAAGCAGAGATGAGATTGAGAGAGCCATCTACAGCAAGTTTAGCGGTAGTTCTAACGCAGGTAAGTTTATTTTGGCATTCAACGATAGCAAAGAGCTTGCGGCTTCAATAGAGCCTGTTGTATTGAACGATGCTCACCAACAATATCAATTCCTTTCAGATGAGTCAATGAAGAAAGTAATGGTTTCCCATAGGATTGTATCTCCAATGTTAGTTGGAATAAAAGACAATACCGGTCTTGGGAATAATGCCGAAGAGCTACAGACAGCATCTTTGCTTATGGATAACACAGTTATTCGACCTATGCAGGTGACTATCTTAGATGAGTTGGAAAAGATATTAGAATACAATGATATTAACCTAGATATTTACTTTAAGACGTTGCAACCTTTAGAATTTACTGATTTGACTAATGCTATAACTGATTCCGAAATAGAAAAGGAAACTGGTGTTAAGAATGAA